GCGATGTCCCGGCTCGGCGCACCGGAAGAAATCGTCAGGGTGTTCGTCACCGTGCACGCCGGGCATTATCCCACGCACCGGATTAGCGAGCCGGATATCATGCGCGACGTGCTGGCCCGCTGTTTTGCTGAAATGGCGGCGGCCGCAGCCCGGGTGGTGACCGCCTGCAGCACAGAGAGCATTGGCCAGCTGATCGGCACGTACAGAGTCACCACTAAAGGCAAGCTGTTCTACCGGCCCGGCTTGTTGCCGGTTACCGACGTGACAGAGCTGGCGCGGCACCTGATCCGCCACGGTGTGATGGGAGACCAGCCGCCGGAACAGCTAAAAGGTCAGAAAAACGAATATTCGAGTAAATTTGATGCCCGGTCATTCGTCTACACTGCTGTTGCTCACCTCGGTATGAGCGAGGCGGACGCCTGGAACATGACAATGACCAGTTTCCGTGCCGCAATGAATGCCAAGTTCCCGGCGAAAGAGAAAGACAAGATCCCGACGGAAGAAGCCTATGACGAGGTTATGGACTGGGCTGATAAGATGGTTGAGCTTGACGCACAGCGGTTAACCCCACTTTAAATAAGGTGTGCCGTTGCGCTTACGTTCGGTTAAGATGTTTCCGATTGCAATCAAAGGAAACATAAAATGAAAAAAGTAGTAGCTGTGGCGCTGGGTGCTTTCTTGTTATCAGGATGCGTTGCACCTTCTATGGTGACACAGAAAGCCAATCTGCCTGTATTCCCTCAGGCTGAATACCAAAATCTTAAAACAAAGGGCAGCAATACTCTTACCGGTCAGGCATTCCTCATGACGATGGGTGGTGATACAAAAGTTGCTGCAGGGCAGACGGTAGTGCTGTCGCCTAAAACCTCTTATTCTGATGTTATGTATGCCTATATGTTGTCAGGTACAGCATCAGC